CAGCTTACATGACTCCTGAAGCTGAAGACTGGTTAGCATTTCAAGTAGCTACTACTTATGGTCTAGATAAAGCTACAATGCAAGATAGATTAGATTGGGTAAAGAATAATACTCATCTTATATCTTGTGTCGCTAGTGATCCTATTTTACACATACACGAATGGGAGGCAGCAGATGAGCCATGGCAATTTCTGTCGGCATGTGATGAGTATTACCATTGTGTGCTTAAGTGTGATCGTCATTTTACAAGCTTGCCTGTAGCCACCGATGCAACTTGTAGTGGGTTACAGATATTATCAGGTCTTGCAAAAGATAAGAATACTGCTAGTCTAGTTAACGTATTACCGTCTGATAAACCACAGGATGCTTATGCTGTCGTAGCTAAAACTGCTACTCCTTTTTGTCCTAGTTCTATTCGTAATTATATGGATAGAAAGGTGGTCAAAAGAGTAGTGATGACCGTACCATATAATGCAAAGCCTTTCAGTAACCGTGGGTACATCAAGGACGCACTACTTGAAAAAGGTATTGAGATTGATAAAGATGACTTGACAAAAACTGTCATCGCTGTTAGAAATGCTATGGATGAGGTTGTACCTGGTCCTATGGCTGTCATGAGTTGGATTGAAGATGAGGTTGCTAAGGCAATAGACTTGGGTAAAACAGAACTAACATGGTCTACACCATCAGGTTTTGTTGTCACTCAAAAGCTCATGAAAAAAGAAACAATCCAAATTGAGTTGCAGCTGCTTGGTCGTTGTAAATTAACCGTTGCTACACAAGATAGTGACAAGGTTGACAAACAACATCACAAGAATGCAACAGCACCTAACTTAATACATTCACTCGATGCTTCCTTGCTCCACTTCAGCGCATTGGCTTTCAATGCACCGATCGCTCTCATTCATGATTCTGTATTGTGTCGTGCTACCGACATGTCTGTTCTCAGTGCAGTTGTACGAGAAACATATATGCACCTCTTTGCCGAACACAATTACTTGCAAGACTTCGCTAACCAGATAGGCGCGGAGACTGACCCACCGATTATCGGAGATTTAGAACCTAGCTCCGTAATTGATTCCACTTATTTTTTCTGCTAATGCCACGTAACATCCACAAAACCGAACAGTCTGTTGTCCTTGAAGGCTATCAAGCTGTACTGAAACCAAGCAAGTTTGGCTATTCACTTGCTGCTCTAGTTGATCAATCAATGGTTGATGTACTAGAAGATGATAGAGTTGAGTCCCTTAAGTGGGCTGAGTCTAAACTAAAGAATCCTAAGCGTTCTACTCTTAAGCCTGAACCTTGGGAAGAAGTCACTGAAGGTCAGTATAAAATAAAGTTCTCTTGGAATGAAGAAGCAAAACCACCTGTTGTGGATACTGAAGGAACAATTATTGCTGATAACAATACACCTATGTATGCTGGTAGTCGTGTTAAGCTTGCGTTCTATCAGAAACCGTATATTCTCCGTGATGGAGTTACGTATGGCACAAGTCTTAAATTGGTTGGTGTACAACTGGTGTCTCTTAATACAGCAGCAGGTGTAGATACAGGTGATATGTCTACAGAAGATGTAGCAGCACTCTTTGGTAAGACTGAAGGGTTTAAGGCTAGTGAGCCAAATGTAACCAGTAATGTAACCATTCCTGATGGGGATGAGGACGACTTCTAAATGGCTTTCCGATCAGGACTTGAAGAACGAGTAGCTGATCTTATGTGTGAGTTGGGTGTTAAATATGAATACGAATCTACTAAGGTTCCATATGTCATCCAACATATCTACACTCCTGATTTTTTATTACCCAATGGGATATATTTAGAATGTAAAGGATATTGGGAGCCTGAAGATAGACGTAAGATCAAGAACGTAAAAGAACAACACCCTGAACTTGATTTACGTATGGTCTTCCAAGCACCCTACAATAAAATTAGTAAAGGATCAAAGACTACATACGCTAAATGGTGTGACAAACATAACATACCCTGGACATCATTCCATAACATCCCAATCGACTGGTTCCTCTGAATTTATAAGACATGGACCTTGTAATAATTGTGGATCATCAGATGGCAATGCGATCTACACTGACCACAGTTATTGTTTTGTCTGTCATGCTTATGCAGATGAACAGGAAAACATAACCCACATTCACACTCCCAAGAACGCAGTGCAGATCAAAGGCTCAGCCGAACGGCTGCAGAAACGCAAGATCAGTCAATCTACTTGTGAAAGATTTAAAGTATATCGTGATGGAGATAAGCTAAGGTTTTACTATCATGATCCATCTGGCATTGTAAAAGGTGCTAAGATAAAAACCAAGAACAAACAATTTACTTATGAAGGAGAAACACCTGGTACATTCTTTGGTCAACATTTATGGGGAAGTAGTGGTAAGCGCATAATCATCACAGAAGGTGAACTTGATTGTGTGTCTTATGCAGAAATATTTCCTACATGGCCTGTAGTATCATTACCTAGTGGTGCTGCTGCAGCTAAGAAAAGCATCCAGAAAAACCTGGAGTTCTTACAAGGTTACAATGAGATCGTACTTTGGTTCGATGCAGATGAAGCCGGTCAGAAGGCTGCTGAAGAGGCTGCTAGTGTATTACCACCTGGTAAGGCTTACATCGCCCGTCTAGAGGCTCACAAAGACCTATCAGACGCTTTACAAGCTGGTGATTACAAGGCTATCGATGATGCATTCTTTAAACGTAAAGAATTCAGACCTGATGGTATTGTAGATGCCAAATCTTTACTTGAATTAGTTACCACACCACAACCACCAGCTGATTATGACTATCCATTTCAAGGATTACAAACAAAGCTTCACGGGATTCGGAGAGGAGAGCTTGTCACAATTACTAGCGGATCGGGACAAGGAAAGTCGTCCGTGTGTAGAGACTTGGCTGCTCACTTGTTATCGAACGGAGAACGGGTTGGATACTTGGCACTTGAAGAGTCAAACCGCCGTACAGCTTTAGGCTTGATGTCTGCTGCTGTAGGTAATAACCTAGCATTAGGTGAACATACCCATGATGAACTTACAAAAGCATTTGACGCTAGTATTAATCAATGGAACCTTTATCTTTTTGATGGGTTTGGTAGTTTTGATCCTGATATTATTTATAACAGGATAGAATACTTAGCTTCAGGTCTTGATTGTAAGATCATATTTCTTGATCACCTATCCATTCTAATGAGTGGTCTTGATGGGGATGAAAGACGTATGATAGACCAAACGATGACACGCTTACGTTCATTAGTTGAACGCACTGGCATATCATTATTTTTAGTATCACATTTAAAACGAGGATCATCCGATCAAAACCATGAAGAAGGTGCACGTGTTACACTCGGACAACTTAGAGGAAGTGCGGCAATCGCTCAACTTAGCGATGCAGTTATTGGACTCGAAAGAGATCAACAGAGTGAAACTAAACACTCTGATACAGTTGTTAGAGTTCTCAAGAATCGCTACTCTGGGGAAACAGGCATTGCTTGTCGATTAAATTATGACCTATCCACTTGTAAATTCAATGAAACTGCAGAACCAACAGCGTTTGACGCCACAACAGATTTCTGATTATGAAGCAATGAATGAAGAATTCATTAAAGACGGTACAGAATTTCGCATTGATTTATCATTGCATAAACCAAACCCTCCTAGTGCAGAGGCAGTTAAACGTGCACAATTCGTAGACAAAACTTACCACTGGAACAATGCTGATCTTCGATCTGGAGACAAACGGGCTTCTTCATGATGCTACCAAAATCCACTGTCTTTGCATCTACGACACCGACACTGAAAAAACGATGGTCTTTAATGATCAGTCGTTTACAACAGCTACGGAGAGACAAGCGGCGGAACCTATTGTTCGCGGTATCCAATACCTCGAAGACGCTGATTGTATTATCGGTCATAACATTATTAATTATGATCTTAGCATCATCACTAAGTTTTATCCGTGGTTTAGACGTATTGGTGACTGCTTGGATACTCTTTTGCTTAGTCGTCTTTACCACCCGAACTTAATAGAGATCGACAAACAAAAGACTTGGGATGGTATGCCACTCAAATTGTATGGCTCACATTCACTAGCTGCATGGGGTTATCGACTTAACGAAACTAAAGGAGATTATTGCAAGGACGCAGATTGGAAAGAATGGTCACCAGAAATGGAAGACTACATGATACAAGACGTTACTGTCACAAGAAAACTTTGGAACCATTTTCAACCATACCTGAATGGATTACGCTAGAACATGAAGCAGCTGAAATCCTCACACAACAAGAATTACATGGATGGTACTTTGATGAACGCTCTGCATGGCAACTTGCATCAACTCTCAGACAAGAGCTTGAGAGTGTTAATCAATTACTACGTAACAGGCATCCTTACGTTGCCGGACCAGTATTTACTCCTAAACGAGATAATCGGACCCAAGGCTATGTCAAAGACGCTCCATTTACACGTCTTAAAGAATTAAATACACAATCAAGAGATCATATTTCATGGATCCTGCAAACATTTCATGGTTGGAAGCCAGTCCAGAAGACACCTACTGGGAAGCCTATCATCGACGAACCGATACTGAAGGAGATTGGGACAGAGACTGCCCTTGCATTCCTCCAGATTTTGACGATAACGAAGATGCTTGGAATGATATCCGAAGGCGCGAACGCTTGGCTGAAGCTATGTACGAGTGCTAGTAGGATACATCATCATTGTTCTGTCGCTACTTCAACTTTTAGGTGTGCCCACCGAAACCCAAATCTAGCTCAAGTACCTAGTGATTCAAGATTTAGAGAGCTTTTCTTACCATCTCCAGGTCAAGTCATGGTCGCTGCTGATTTATCTGGGATTGAGTTACGCATGTTGTCTCATTTCCTTGCCAAATATGATGGTGGACGGTATGCAGACATCCTACTCAACGGTGACATCCACCAAGTAAATGCTGATAAGATAGGAATATCTAGGAAGCTTGTAAAAACTGTAACATATGCCTTCCTGTATGGTGCAGGTGACGAAAAAATTGGACACAGCTATGACAAACTTCTTTCATCCAAAAATGCCAAGAAAAAAGGTAAGGAAATCAGAGCAGCATATATTGACGCGATTGATGGACTCGATAAACTCTTGGCGTCTATCAAGAAAGCTTCAGAAAGAGGATATATCAAAGCTATCGATGGTAGAAAAATTATGGTGGATAGCCCACATAAAGCGTTAAACTACTGTCTCCAAGGTAACTCTGCCATCCTGGCAAAGCGTTGGATGCTTATCAATCAACAAAACATTAAAGAATTAAATTTATGTTGTTCTCAACTAGCCTTTATACATGACGAATTGCAGTTCGAGTGTGCCCATGAACAATCAGCTGACTTATGTTCATCCTTGGTATTTAGCAGTCTCGCAGCTGGAGAATATTACAACCTTAGAATCAAAATTGACGCTGAAGCAAAAACCGGAAACAACTGGAGTGAAACCCACTAATGAGAAGTAAAGCAATGATGGGAGTACTAACCGTAGTTCCATTTACATCAAAGAAAACACGTCAAGGTAACGGTTTGCATAGTAAACCACGAAAAGGTAAAAAGAAATATAGAGGACAAGGTAAGTGAAGTTATTTGTTGACGCAGACTACATCGTTTACAAGGCTTGTGCTGGTGCAGAGTCAGAAATTGACTTTGGTGATGATGTAATCTTAGTTGTCAGCAAATTCAGTGATGCATATTCTTCAGTTAAACGTGAACTAAATAAAATTAAAACTAAGTTCATGTGGGATGTTCCTGAAGTTGTGTTATTCTTTAGTGATAGTACAAACTTTCGTAAGGAAGTAATGCCTGCTTACAAAGGACATCGTAATCGTAAGAAACCTTGTGGCTACAAACGTATCATTAGTGCTCTTGGAAAAGAGTACAAAGTTATTAAAAAACCTTTGTTAGAAGGTGATGATACACTTGGTATTTATGCCACAAAATTTCCGGGAAATATTATTGTCTCACCAGATAAAGATATGAGACAGATACCCGGTCAGCTGTATAACTTTGAT